ACCGCCACCAGATAGGACTTTGCGGTTGCCGCCGATTTGTACGGCCGGTACACGGTCGCGCTTGACTTTGACACTGTTCGCGATGACTTCGCCCCACGGGCCCGCGTAATACAGTGCGGCGTTTCGCCATGCCGGGGCCATGTGCCTATCGGCTATTTCCATGGATGATTGGCGGAGTTCGGCGCTTGCCTCTTTGGGTAAAGCTTTAAAAGCGCGTAGCACTTCGTTTAAGCCCTCGACGTAGGCTTCAACTATTGCCACTGCTGCTCAACTCCTCGACGAACGTTGCTAACAATCTAGGTTCCATCCTTGCCAACTCCTCAACGGGCCGGTGAAGGTGGAGCGCTAGTTGGACCATCAATCGCTCGACGGTCCCGCTTGGGTAGGGTCCGGCGTTTCCCCCTGCTCGGCCCAGATTTTTTCCTTCCGGGCCCAGCGGCTCACCTGTTCCATTTTCGTAGGCTCGACATCATGCTCGGCCATGTAGGCGACCACGGTGCAAAGATCCACAAGTTTGGGGCTGTTATTGCATAACCGATTTGCCAGCATTACATCAGCGGCTAGGCAGTCGACGCTAGTTGGTTCGGTTTGGTCCGGTCGTATGTAATTAACTTTTGGATACATGCGGTGTTTCCCCGTTCGCTAGTTGGTTAGGCGAATACTACGGAACCGGTAAGGCCCACGGAGCAGGTTGCGATCCCTGCGGCCTCGACGGTCATCTCTGCCGACTCGATCGACATTGTTGCACCGGTCCATGATCCGACGGCGGACGATACGACGACGGCGATGGTTGATGCGGCGGCGATAGCGGTCTGGATTGCGTCGTATAGGCCGGATGCTTCGTCGTACAAAAACTCGATGCTCATGGTCGAGTTAAGGTCCGTCTGATCGAACGCGACCGAGTCAAGTGTCTTTGTGCGCACAATCGTCGGTGTGGTGGTGACGGTGCCGGATGTTACTTGGCTTTCGTAGGCTACGGCGGGGGTTCCAAACTCCACGGTGAACGCGGCGCCCGCTACGCTGACTGCTGGCATAACTGTCTCTCTTTCTGTGTGCGGGCGTTGACCCGGTTACGGTGTGGCTTGCATCTGTACGGTAACGCTAATTTCCGTCGTGTAGACGGTTCCCTGTGCCCCGGTGTCGGCAAGTTGTGGCGGGCTGACTAGCTCGGCCACATATCCCGACGGTATTAAACCGAGGATCAGGTCGACCGCGTCCTCGATGTCGAGAGTTGCGGCTTCATTGTTTCGGGGACTAATTACTATTAGGACTTTCCAGCGGACCCGGTAGTTAAGGTTTGACCCTAGGCGCGTCGGTTGAATCCAAGGCGAATCCGGGATGACCACAATACACGGCGGTTTGGGTACTGCCGGGACCGTGGTGTAAACCTTGAGCCCTTGCCCGGTAAACGCGGTTACTAGTTCTTCCCGGGCTTCGGTGCTTAGGGCTGTCATCCGATCATCCCTTTAACGTTGAGGTATGGCCCAAGTAGGGACATAACTCGACGCGTAAGCCACACGCTGAGCCGGTAGGGGCCTGGGCTGAAATCTGTTGCCACGGCTTGCCCACCCGCTGCGGTACGAGCTTGAAAAATCTCGACTCCGACGGCGAGTGCTGCCTCTTTCACTGCTGGCGGCTCTGCCGTTAATGCTGCGGTGGTGATGAGAGTCCCGACAATGTCATCAGCTGCGGCGGCGACCTGATCGAGGGCGTCCTCGTAGGGTGCGGCGTAGTCGAGGTCTAGCGCGTCGGCTAGCTCTTGACCTGTTAGCAGTGACATGTCGGGACTCTCATCCTTTCCGGGGGGCCGGTATCTTTTTAGACGTTGGTTACGCGGACGATTCCGGCTGGCAAGAACGCCGCCGTAACCCCATATCCATAAATACTTATATCCCTGCCCAATTTTGCTACATTTTCTGCGGTAGCCAGCCTGGGGCCATCTTCGAGCCAGCGGGCCGCTTGGCCATTTGTGACGATTGCATTGTAGGCGGCGTTTGTGTCTAGGTACTTAGCGCGAATCACTGGCAGTCCCGACACGTTAACGCGCAGGGTGCTAGCGGTTGCGACACCGGAAACGTTTTGGACGGTGTACGGCTCTGGCTGGAATGTTGACCATCCACCGATAGCAACGAATACGGCCGTCGATACGAATACGGCTGATGCTGGGACGCCGGTGGCGTCTTCGCACGTTACGGAAGCCTCAAAAATTGCTTCGCGAAATGCTGCGCCTGTCGTGTCTGCCGCAAAATCGTAGTCCTGGAGTCCGGTGCCGTCGTCCCAAAGATCCGCGGTGAATTTACGGTCGGTAACTGTGGCGTATGAGGCCAGCATGATCCGGTTATGTGCGTCCAAGTAGCTAGGGCTGGAACGCTCTAGGAGCTGGTACGAGATGTCGGACCCGGCCGCGTAAGTTGCGAGTGTTGCAGTTCCCTTTTCAAGGTCGATTTGGACCGAGTTAACTTCGCCCTTTTCGTTTGCCTGCGCTTCAACAATGTCTGTCAACTGCCCATCAAAATACGGCCAGTTAATATCCATGCCAGCGGTCCCGGCGCCTTGTGGGCCACCGACGCCTTGGATAACTCGACGTCCAAGGTCAATAATTCCGCGGACTTCCTGCAAGAAATTTGGTGGCATTACGCCCGGGTTGTTGGCCGTAATCTGATCTGCAAGGGCGCGTGACTCAACTTCGCCGGCGTAAACTGCCTTCGAGTACTCACCAAATGAGCGGTAAGCGGCGAGGGGGTGTACGGGCTCGGACGTGAATGCGCGGGCCTCAATGCTTGCGACGGTTTCGCGAACTTGCGCGATCGCCTCGCGTGCTTCAGTGTCAACCGAGACAACCTCGGTCTCGACGATTGTCTCTGACATTGGTACTCCTTCATCTTCTCTAATTGCCGATACGCCTGCGGTGGCGTATGCGGGGTATGGGGTGAGGCTGACCTCAAGTAGGCCGGCGCTCATGTGCTGAACGGCGTCGCGCGTTTTAGTCCAGGCTGATTTAATCGGGTTAAACCCCACCGACAATCCTCGGCTAGCGCCGGTCCGGGCGAGCGTTGCGGCGTCGCGCCCGAGTGTGGTGTTGACGATATCGAAATCAATATAGAGGCCGTCCTCGCGGTTCTCGGCGCCGGTGATGATCCCGACGGGCTCGTTATGGCGGTACGCGAGCGGCTTTCCGATCACGTCCTCGACGTCGAACGCGTCACGGGCGAATGACTCGCGGACCCCGCCGATCTCAATTTCTACACCGTAGGGGACTGCGCGGCCGGTGCCGGTTCCGACGATATCGCCGTTAGCGTCCTCGCGCTGCTCAAAAATAAATTCGGTGTCTTGCGTTGTGGTTCTCATCATTCCCCCATAGGTAGGAGCGTGTAGGACATTACCCCGAGTGTGGGCAGGTCGAGGACTAGGCGGGCTTCTTCTTCGGTCAAAACGTTGAGCGGCATTAATTTTGTGATGAGGTCGGCAATCTGGTTCGGGTCGCCGCGTAAGAATGTGGTCGTATCGAATCGGACCGCGTGAGTGCGGGGAACGATATCGGGCATTGATAGGCGGCCGCTAATTAGATCCATGATCGGGCGCAAGCTTGTATCTAACAAAAGCCTATAAAGGTCAGTTCTATTTGAATAAGTTAAGCTCGAACCCGGTACACCGGCCCCGACCCATACCGGATCCAAATTGGCGAGGCGGGCGATAGCGGTCGCGCTTGCCATTTTGCCTTCGACTAGCTGCACGTCCCGGGCGCTGAAACCCATTGTCTGAGTGTCGATTGTGCTGTTGAGGTACGCGGTCGAGCGGGCTGCGCGTGCGTCTTCCCACGCTTCGAGGAGCGCGTCGACCTGATCGGCTGGAAGGTCGGCGCCGTTATTTTTTAGGACCACGGTCGGGATAGGTGACTCGGAATACATGAGCGTAGCGGCTTCAAGGGCGGCAGCGATATTAATTGCGGTCGCGCCATTCCTGAGCCAACCGCCGTTACCGTCACCATAGAACTTAATAACGTCTCGGGTCGGGATAACGTTCCCGAGGTAGTAGAACGGATCCGACGGGGGTTGCGTATTCGGATCAATGCCGGCGTTAGCTACGGTTAAATCGTTGACGTCCTCGACGCGCATAACCTCGATAGATGTCGGGAATCCATCCCACGACCGCTCGGTTACTCGCCAGTAGGCGCGGTCGAATAGAAGCAAGTCGGCAACGGTGCGTTGCATAACGGCGGCGTATGGCAAGAATCGACACGGGCAATTAAGAAAAGGTCGAGCGGCGATCGGGTCATCTCCGCGGTACTCGCGTAGGCCAAATGCGCTGATCGTGTGTGAATACGTTTTGAGGGCGTCGACGAATGCGGGAACCTGCATAGCGGTGGCGCGTGATGTCTGGTAGGACTCGCGTAAATCGATGAGCCTAGCTAGTTGGTTTGCGCCGGACTCTCGGACGTGCGGGACCGGGCCCTCGGCTACTCGCGCTGCTGCTTGAGCGTTAAGTGCCTGGTCCCGCACGATCCTTAGTGAACGGGGAAACGCCACGCCCGTAGTCTAGGGCGCTTAGCACACGGTGTCGGACCTCTGTGGTATTGCGCGGTTTATGCGTGTCGCCGTTTTGATGATCGGATCATGGCGAGGGGTTTCGGGGTTTTGCAGGCTTGTGCCATTGCGAATAGTGCGGCCCTAGCTGCGTACACTCCGCCCCGACCCATTGGTGCGGTTAGCACCCATCCGCCCTGCCGGCGGCTAATCGTCGAGGCGGCGAAATGTTCTTGGAGTATCTGGGATCCGTCGTGCCTGATTGCCCGCCGATCGAATAGGTCCAGTAGGTTTTGTGTAGCAGCTACGGCCTCGCGCTGGCCTACTAACGTGTCGAATCGTTCCCGCAACCGGTCGACATAACCGGGCGTTACTTGGACGTAGATCGATGGGTGCTCCCGGCGGATAGCGGCTAGACGCTCGTCGACTTCCTTAATCGTTCGGTGAGTCGTGGCCCTAATGACTATGGTCCCGTCGTCAAGTGGTGCGGCGATCGCAACACCGTGGCCCATGCCGTCAAAATCTGACTCGACCGCTACCGACCATGTGGCACCGGCTGGCAGCTGCACATCGGGGTCGAGGGTTTCGGCCCACCATTTATCCTTCATCCAATGGTTAGACCGGATGACCCATTGGTTTAGGTATTGCTGCCGGAACGCTGATTCCTCGACGTTGTTCCATTGCTGGGCAAGAAACTCTCGGCGCTTGTCGGTCCATTCCGGGGAACCGTACTTCCATGTTTCGACGTTTTCCGGGTCGGCCTCGGCCGGCGCTGACCATTCAAGTAGGAGGATCGAGCCCGGGTCGTCGGACTCCAAACGATCAAGGGCGCGCTGTCGGTAACCGATCATGAGGTCCGAGGTCGAGTCGCCCGCCGTGGACACTAGCCACATTTGGCCCTGATTGCGCTCGGCCATAGTCGGAGCAAGTGAGGCGGTAACGACTTCTTCTTTAATCTTCCATGCCTCGTCGACGAATAGCATCGATACGGAGTAGCCGACGCCTGCCGAGTCGTTAGCGGCGTGGACTAGCCACCGGTCACCTGACGGTAACTCGATCCCGGCGTTTTCATTACCCCACCTGGCCGCCTTTTTGCCGTACCGCTCGACGGCCCACAACCCGGCCGGGCGTAGGACCTCCATAGCGGTCGAGCGCTTGTTAGCTACGTGCATGATCGTCTGGGTTTCGCCGAATAGGTCCGCGTGGTGTAGGCGCCACATACACACCGCCCGGGCAAGATAACTCTTTCCGCTTTGTCTCCCTACCGTAATAATGACCGTGGGCCAAAGTAGGTTGCCTTCGGCGTCATGTTCGAGGGCCCGGTCGAGGGCGTGGCGCTGCCAACCGCGTAAATCCATGCCGTACACGTCCCGCAACCAAACCGCAGCGCTTTCCCCGTAGGACCCCAACAACGCCGCTGGCGCCCTAGTTTCCAGTCTGGGCAAGATGTACCCATCCGGCGACGTTCTGGCCTGTACGGGCCCTTCTCGGCCCTCCCCTGCCTTGTCTGGGGGACAAAGGCGAGGGGCGGCGGGATTTT